TGGGATTACTAAAATCTTCACTTGCAACGAGTGGCCTGTTGACAAGCAAGATGAAGCAATCAGTAGAAGATGTAAATTCTACACTATTCGTGACTGGGGTCAATTAATAAATCCTGAATAAAATTTATTTTTTAAGGAGGAGGTGGAGGAGGTTGAATATTTGATGCTGTAGATTGATCAAATACTCGTTGACTATACATTTTACTCTTAACAGAGCCGCCAACAGACATCTTACGGTCAACTTCGTAAGCAACTTCAATTCTTTCAGCTAGATCAACGTTAATAACGTCCTCCAAACAAATCATTTGACAAGGAAAAGGACAATTTGTCAAACTATACCCATTCAAAGCTGTATTAGCATTAAATTGAATCTTCCTAAGCAACTTATGTAAGTACATAGATTTTTTAGTATCAACACTAAAAATCTTTACTTGACCAGGATTTAAATAAATTTTAGTTTTACCAGTGCAATTATAAAAATCGCTACTGCGAGGAGGTTCTCTAAAATACGTCGCATCACCAGCAGCATACTGCGACGATCTTACCAATTGCACACCGCTATTTGTTGGAATATTCTGTAAATATCCAGCGTTATAGCTCCTAGCCTTCGGGCTTCCAGAAAACATGTAAACATACCCTTCTAAAGGGTTATTGTTTACATTATCCGTTTGTTCTGTACCATCACCAGAACGAGTTCTGTTCTGAATTTTAATAGTTGATCTAGAATAAATATCAATCATGATATTTTTCAAATCAAGCTCGCACATAAGACGCTTGTTACCACCAACCGTCTCAAAAATAATAAATTTGCTCAAGATATTGGAATTATTAACATTACCAACACCTGGCAAAGTCTGGGCAGGACTGGCAATAGCAAAAAAATCTTGCACAAACGCTGTAGCAATACTAATTATATTGCTACCAGCTACTGTAGTGTGAGTTCTAATCACACTCCTGATGCCGCCTGGGGCGGCATCAGTTTGCTCTTGCAAAAGCTGAATTACATAACCTTCACCATTAGAAAAATCTAATCCGGTGATAATCTCAGTATCGTTCATAACAACAAGACCGGCCTTCAGCAAAAGCTTTCTAATAATAAATCGAACGGTTTGTTCGATCAATTGAAAACTGTCACACGAAGTGTGAACAATATAAACAGCATTTTCGTCAGTAATAGTGCCACTAACTTCCTCAACAGTACTAGTCTGATAAGTTTTTTTGCTACTCCTCTTTCGGCCTTTCTTAATATAACCTCTCGTAGAAGATTTCTTAACATAACCTTTTCTATATGCAGAACGGTTAACATTTCTAGTATTGTTAAAAGCAAGTGCAAGTTTCTTCTTAGCACGATTTCTTTTAACCATTTCAGCCGTACGTTTCATGCCTTTGCCACCGAAACGACGTCTTGCAACTGCTAAACCAGTACCAGCTGCAGCAACATACGGCATTGCACGTGCCCACACGTTCATTGCCTGCATTAATGCTCTGTTGTATCTCGATCTAGGTCCTGGACCATTGTAAGGTCCTAATCCCATTTCCACATCACCCATCCTGCGCGCTTTGCTTGCGGACACACCCGCACGTAATATTATATATAGTGCGGGTGGGTGGGTAGGAGGGGATATATAAAGAATAAAGGGTTAGTCTGAAATTTCGGAATTAGGCCTCCGCAACCCTAGGCGAGGACGCCTAGGGTTTTGGGGAGGTTTTTTAAATCCAAACCTTAACCTTCCCTAACCCTAACCGCCCTAACCCTAAGGAACTGCGCCGGTGGCGCAGGGACTAACCCCTGTTGCCCTAACCCTGGTAGTTAAGCCACCCCCCTTTGATCCCCCCTAATCTGATTAGGGACCACGTGGTCCCTAGTTGGTACCTTATATAAGGAGCCTCCCCCGAGTGGGACCCCTGCTCCAATTCTGTTTCCAAAGAGTTCAATTCTTTTATGCCTTCTAAGTTCAATGCCCGTCAATTCTTTCTCACCTATCCTAAATGTGACGCCCCTAAAGAGACTCTCAGAGACTTCCTTATTTCAAGATGTACTATCAAACAACTTGTGGTATGCAGAGAAAAACATGAAGATGGATCACTCCACCTCCACGCTTGTGTCTGGTATTCCAAACTACTCCATTGCAACGAACGATTCTTTGATTTCATGTGGGCAAAAGAAGATGGAACTGATGAGGAACGAGCAAGAGTCTTTCATCCAAACATCCAAGTTCCTAAAAAATGGCCAGCTTGTGTCCAGTATTGCAAAAAAGAAAAGGACTTCTTGGAAGTGGACGTTAACCTCGACGGGTTTGAAGTCGAAGGGAAAGAAACAGTGGAAGAAATGGGATTGCAAGAAAGATGCTTCACTTATGACAAAGAAGAAGATTGGTTTGAGTATTGTGCCAATGAAAAAATCTCCTTCCAGTATGCAAGTTATTTCTGGCAAAGATTACACGGAGATATTGCTACCATCCTTGAGTCAGAACATGAGGGAACCATTTGTGCCGCTCTTGAATCCTTTAGCTTGCCAGGAAATCTTAGACAATCAATTGTGTTGCGTGGGCCCAGTGGCTGTGGAAAAACCACTTGGGCTAAGAGAAATGCACCTAAACCAAGTCTTTTTGTATCGCACGTTGACCAATTGAAAATGTTTAAACAAGGGTATCACAAATCGATTGTGTTTGATGACGTCTCTTTCCTTCACACTCCACGTACGAACCAAATTGCTTTGGTCGATTGTGATAATACTCGTGCTATCCATTGTCGTCATGCTGTTGCTACCATTCCTCCTGGGATTACTAAAATCTTCACTTGCAACGAGTGGCCTGTTGACAAGCAAGATGAAGCAATCAGTAGAAGATGTAAATTCTACACTATTCGTGACTGGGGTCAATTAATAAATCCTGAATA